TGGTCTGCTAATTGTCTGTATAAATTTTCTGCCATCTGCCATGTTGCTTCGGCAGATGATAGTCTTGTATTTATTTCTGCAATATTTTTTTGAGCTTGTTTAAGATCTCGTTCGAGATTTATGATTTCTTGTTCGGATGCGTTAATAGTATCTGTAAGATTAACAATATAACGGACACCTGTAAATGTCCCCACTAAAACTGAGGCCACTATTGGTACCATTACTATATTTTTCTTTAACAGATCTACTAAATTCATCGGGCATAAACTAAAATATTATAGCCCCTAATATAAACCCAGCTACAGCACACACAATTTCTGTTCTGTGATGTAATTGCCAGACCATAAACTTATCTTTGTATTGTTTAATCATTGTTTTCCTCCAAGTTTCTCAGCTCATAATCGTAACTTCCTTCTTCATGTTCGTCCGTTATCCATTTAGCTGAATTTTCTACGGAATATATCTTACTTGTAACAAGTCTGTTAATCAAGTTTTTGTTTGGGTTAACACCCATTGACGCATCAAACATTTTAAGCCTGTTATTAGGCTGTATTGCAAAGTTTCCGTCCTCTAATTGCAAGACATGACCACATTTATGTTGATCTGGTTTTTCTGCATAACCAAAATTTAATTCGTTAAAGTCTCCTGCACACCAATCAATTGTAAATAAATATTTGCCTTTACGTTTTACTTTACGTCTTGAAGTGTACTGCATGGTAGCACCAGACAATTCATAGAAAGTAGTTACACTAACATTGTAGCTAAAGCTATCCCACATAACTAATTCATCTAATGGTAATTCTTTTACACCAGGTTTAGTGCAAAAAGCTGAGATAGGTGCTCGCCACCATAGGCCACCATCCTCCATTAAAAAATGAAACAGTGGTACTCTATTTGGTATAGAACTAAAACCAAATATTCCTACTTCAAAATATTTATCGTGTGAATCTTTTTGATCTCGTAAATAGTTACCTCTAACGTAACACTCTATTACTGGTATGTTTGCATTAAGATAAGCCATTAGTCATTTATACTTCCCCAATTTTTACCGTGTTCGTAATCTACTTTGTTCGGCACTTCTAATGTAACAGCCTGTTCCATAATCTCAACAATCTTTTTTGCCTGTGCGTCATTTTCTATTGATACACATAATTCATCATGTATTTGTATATGCGCTACAATACCTTCTTTGTATAATTCTAACATAGATTTTTTTGTCATGTCGGCAGCTGATCCTTGTATTAATTTATTTAAAGATTTATATGTGTACGCTCTTTTAATCCCTGGTCCGTGTTCCGCCAACGCATCTTCGTGTGTCATGGCTTTATGCATACCAAAACTGTTTGGCTCCCACAAATGAAACCTACATAGTCTTCCAAGTAAAGTTCTTATCTGCCCTCTTTCTTGCGCTCTGTTAGATGCTTTGTCCATAAGTTGTTTAACAAAAGGTACCTTTGCGTGATACGTATTAAATAATTCTGCAGCTTTGTCTTTAGATACACCAAGCTCCGCCTGCAGTTTAGCTTTACCCATACCATAAAACAAACCAAGATTAATTGTTTTTGCTTGTGTTCTAGGTATCTCTGCCATGTCTGCTACAGTTTGGTGAAAGTCTGCACCAGCATCGTTTTGATAAGAATCAACTACGTCGTATACTGAAGGTAGTTTATATAATGCTGCGTAATGTACAACAAGTCGTGGTTCTTGTTGTGAATAATCAAAACAACCCCATTTACAATTCTCTTCTGGTATAAATAAACTTCTTATCTTAGGTCCTAAATCTTTGTTACGTGCTGGAATCTGTTGTAGGTTAGGATTCTGGTAAGAAAATCTTCCTGTAACTGTGCCACCACCTGCATTACGTAACTGATTTATCTCTGCATGTATTCTACCTTTATGTTCGTAACGTAAAATAGAATCTATAAAAGTTGTGTGTGCTTTGTTAACTTCTCTTGCCTTTGCAATCATATTAACAACAGGATGTTTGTGTTCTTGTAAAAAGTTTTTTGTAAAACTAGGTGCTTGTGTTTTTTCAGTTCGTTCAAACTCTATCTTTAAATTTTCAAATACTTCTGCTATACTACTTGCCGCCCAAATTTGTGGCCTTACATTAGTTTCTTTTTCAATTTCGTTTAACAGTGAATTTTCCTCATTTATCAACGTTTTTTTAAGCACGTGTGCTGCTTCCACATCAACTCTTACACCTTTAAACCTCATATCAACTAGACATGGAAATAAATCTGTTTCAAGTTCCATAATTGATTGTAAGTCTTGTGCAATAATTTCTTTTTTCATTTCTTGCCACAAACCAAAAGTTGCTTCTGCATCTCTTTCAGCATAGCTACCAACATTAAGTGAGGGTAGTTTATACATTTCTGATTTAGGGTCTATACCCCATTCAGCTGCTGCTTCTGCAAGTGCCGCTTCGTTTTTACCAAAACCTAAATACTTCCATGATAGACTATTAAGATCATATCTAAATCTATTTTCATCTGTTATGGCTGCCGCTATCATTGTGTCAACAATCATACCATTAATTGTTAAACCCATAGCCCTAATCCAACACACATCATACATTGCATTGTGAAATATTTTTGTAGAATTTGTTTTAAGAATATCTTGAAACCATTCTAAAACTTTTTTACGATCCATGTTACCACCACCTTCATGTGCTATAGGAAAGTATCCTTTGTAATGTGCAGTTGCTACAGCTATTCCTATAACTTCTCCATTACCTATTATAGATCCAGATCCTTTTTTAATTAAGTCCGGGTCTTTTGTTTCTAAGTCAATTGCAATTTCGTCAACTTCTCTTAAGTCAGGAAATTCTGTAGGTATTACCCATTCTGTTTGTGCATTAAATGTAGGTATTTTCATATTAAATAACATAGAACTAACAAACACGTAAACAGACCCATGTAATGTGGTATGTGATTATTTGGTTCCATAATCCCTTTCAATTATCATTTCTAAAAAATGTATTGCTTTTAATATGTCTTGTTTCTTTCCCTTATCTCGGTGTCTGATAATATATTTTATAGCACAACCTTCAGGATATAGCAATTCATTCTCTATTACGAACTTACTTGGTTGAATTTTATATTTTTGATAGTGAGATCCGCCGTGTTGCTTATCCCAAACTTTCGATGTCATAACCTTTGTCCTCCTGTTTTGCTGTTAGTATATATAAATTTTGTTTTGTACGTGTAACACCTACGTACCAAACTCTATGTTCTTCGTCGTGCTTGTCTTCGTTTTTATCTATGGCGTCTCTTATTTTTTTTGTGTTATCTAAAATTAATAAAACATTTGTTGCTTCACCACCTTTTGCTGCATGTATCGTAGATAATTTAACACGTGCAGGACTATTTAATTTTTCCTCCGATCTTAACATTTCTCGTATGTATAAACTTTCTTCTGGGTCTGATTTAAATACTTCATACCAACTGTCAGTAAAATTAAATCCAAATTCTTGCAGGTCATACATTCTTTCTTCTTCTTCAACCCATTCTAATTCTAAAAACTCAAACAAGTCTTTACATTCTAGTAAAGATAATTTATCTCCATTGGTCCATCTGGTGTAATTTTTTATTGCTGTATACAATCTTGTTTTATAACTCTTTCTTCCCTTAATTTCAAAGTAAATAGCCATATCTTTTAATAAGGGTTTTAACTTAGTAAGCTTGTCATTAGTACGGGCTAGTATTAACCAATCTCCTTCATGTAATGGTGCATCTTCAATTGATGTTATATGATCTACGGTCCCTGCTTCCGGACGTGGTGACCATTGTTTTTTAATTCTTCTATCATCAGGTATTCTACTTAAAATTTGATCGGCTATGTGCTGTACTTGTTGTGGCACCCTGTAAGATTGTGGCAAAACTATGTCTTTTGCAAGCTCGTCCTGAAAACGCTTAACGTCAGCTCCAGCCCACCCATAAATAGCTTGATCATCATCACCTGCTAATATAACATGTTTAGAATTTTTCTTAAGTATATCGTACATTTTCCACTGTATTGGCGATAAATCTTGTGCTTCATCTACAAATATTACATCATATTTCGGACACAATTCTGCCACATT